CAGCTTGAAAGATAATGCCAACAGAGAATCATAAGAAGTTTACAGAACATTTAAAAGAGAGTACAAAAGCTTTATTTATTGTTGCTCATTATTTTCATCATCATGGTTTTACCATTCGTATCAATGGACAGAAATGTTCTCCTACTGCCTCTAGTCATGAAGAATATGCAGATGATGGAGATCTATTTATACAAACAAAAGATGATAAATGGATAAGGATTGAAGTTAAAGGATTGAATGCTGAATTTACTAATTTAAACGATTGGCCTTTTAAAAATTTTATGGTTTGTGCAAAGCATTCCTATGACAAAACATTACCTGATCCTCCTACTTGTTATTACATTCTTAATAAGACAAGAACTCATGCTGCTTTAGTCAAAACAAATACTTTTGATCATTGGTTTACAAAAAAAGTGAAATGTGGGAATTATGAAAATGTTAGTCAGGAATTTTATCATTGTCCTTTAGATAAAATTGAATGGAGAAAAATCAAAATCTAATGAATGAAATAACAATAAGGGTAGTTGGAATCCCTGCTCCTCAAGGATCTAAAACCTTAACAAGATATGGTGCGATGATTGAAGCATCTAAAAAGGTAAAGCCTTGGAGAAATGATGTTAAGGAAGCTGCACTCGAATGTTATTCAAGTGGTGCATTAAATATGCCAGTAAAGGCAGATATTGAATTTATTTTTCCCAGACCTAAATCACATTTTGGATCAGGCAAGAATGCAGAAGTATTAAAGGCTTCATCTCCTAAACATTGTGTCAGTAGAGGTAATGGAGATATTGATAAATTGGCTAGGTCTACTTTGGATGGATTATCTGTTAGTGCAGGAGGAAGCGTATTAGAAGATGATTCTCTTGTTGTTGAACTTAATACAAAGAAAAGATATGTAAATAAAGATGAATTGCCAGGTGCATATATTGCAATATCTTCTATTTGTGATTAGTATACTATTAGTATACTAATACTAATTAAACATGACCACTACCACCATCCCTAACCTAGCTGGGGTAATTAAAACTTCTGATCTTTATAAAAAGATGAAGTTTGATTATGTCCCGTGGGCGAAAACAGCACAGTTATTAAGAGAACACGCTCCTGGCTGGCAGTTCTTCTTAAAACCTAGCAATCCTAATGGAGATATATTTTCTTATGTCCATCTTGCACCTGATAATACAGGTTTCTTAATGGGTTATTTTGAACATATTGAAACAGGTAAGCAAACATCTCCTAATGTTTTTGCAATTACAGATAATGCAAATAGACCTGTTCAACTTGAAAGAATAAGTTGTAATAATATTCAAAATTCTCATCGTAGATGTTTATGTGCGTGTGCTTGTAAAGATTTTGGTCTTGCTTATGAATTATGGGCACAGATTGAAATCGATGAAGCAAAACAGGTTGCACCCGAACCTAAAAAAGGTATCTCAAGAACTCCTACAAAACCTAAACAAGAACCTGATCCTGTTGAATCTATTGAAGACAAGAACTATGGTAATCCCATAGCAAAACCTGTACTCGATGTTCTTGTAAAGAAAATTATGAGTTTATCTGAAAAATATCCTGACAAAAAAGATGAAGTATTAAAGAAATACAAAAAAGAATACAAGATCACAGCAGAAAAAATTGGCCCTGCTGACATAAGAACTGCTGAACAAGGTAAGTTCCTTACACTTTTAATAAATGAAATTGACTCTTCCTTATGACTCAAGAAGAAGCAGAATTTGCAGGGAAACAAGTTCTAAATCAACTTCAAGAACGCAAGCTAGATCGCCATAAAGATTACAACAGAAACATCTTTTCAATTCGTACAGATGATCTTCTTGCAAAACAAATAAGAACATATTGCAAAGACAATAATGTTCCTCCCAATCAATTTATTAAAAAAATTCTTCAAAATTATTTCAATGACTAATTCTCAATTCAATCCAGCACTTCCATTACCTATCAAGTTCAACATAAATGATGGTAGATTTGGAAATCAACTTACTTTATGTATTCCAGTTGAATCTGTTACACATTTCATGGAACATATACAAAACCTAGTAAATACAAAACAATCAGATGGAAAAGTCTACGATTTCTCACAGAAAAAAAACGTTGAAACTAAATGTATATATATCAACGCTAAAGCGATGGAAGGAGACTACGGCGTTTATGGCAACATTAATCCGCAAAAAATAGAGGGTGCTCCTGATACTCAAGGTCTATTTTAAAATTATTAAAAAAAGGCATATGTTTTTACTTATGCCTTATATTTAAATCATGAAACAAGAAAGAAAGTCTGTAATTAAGTTACGCAAACTTAAACAAATAAGACGTAAAAATTTAGAGAAAAATTTTTTAGAAATACAAATGAAAGGGCAAGATCATTATGTTTTTATTAAAGAAAATGGTAAAGCACAAGTAGTATATGATGAAGGTCGTTGGGTTACAGAGCATATAAGAACTGCAATCCTTAAATATAATTACGAGATCGACAAGATAGATAAATTATTTATTAGAGATTTTACTGATGAAGAAATTAACGAGTACGAAAAAACTTTGCAATAGGATTCATTGGTTTTCTTTTTTGTTTTCTCATCTCTACAACAACACGATTAGCTTCTAGTTCTATCAGTCTATTTAACAGCGAAGCCATAAAGATATCTTGATCAAACTTCTTTCTAACCATATGTGTGCAATATCTTTTTACATTATCTAGATCATTACTTTTCATTATTTCCCTACATTGCATTTCGATTTCTAGCTCCAACTCTGGTGGTGCTGGCTCAATATCTATGTTGAGAAATTTAGTAATTTTCATTTTACTGGAAACAGTTTTTCTTCAATCATCTTGACGATTGCATCATCAACATCATTGTCTGATTTTTGTGCAAGATCTTTTAAAAGATTCAAAGCAGCTTTACGAAGAGATTCAGATTTACCAAATCTGATAAACAAATTGATTAAAAATTTAGACATAAGTTTGTATGTTCTTTCCCAAACATACCAAAGATTAGTCTTTTTGACCTTCCATGCGACTTACGGCTCTTTCTAATCTATTTATTCGGCTAAACAATTCAACAATATCTCTATCTCTTCTATTACTTATGTTCGATAAAACCATAACAAAGGCCGTAGCTGCTGCTCCTATTAAGGCTGCATATATCTCAGGCATGAATTTAAGCTATAGTTATGTTTAGTATGCCTAAAATTTTGTCTCATGGTTGAAGAAAAGAAAAAAAATGCCTTTCAAAAGCTTAAGGAAGGTTTAGATGACAAAGAAGAGCAATTAGCAATTATTAGTCTTTTTGTCAGATTAGGTGTTGTTGTTTGGAGTGGATTCATAGTAACTTTGAACTATATCTCGATTCCAGGGTATAGTTCAGAACCTAAAGATATCACGTTTCCTGCCTCGCTTCTAACGGGAGCATTGGCAACATTCGGTTTGGAAGGATCAAAGAAACGTAGTGAGAAAGACAGTAAAGTTGCAGAAAATGAAGGTATGGTTCAGACTATAAGGGTAATAACACCTATTAAAATAGAAGGTGCTGAAGTAATCGACCCTAAACCTAAAAAATGAAAAAGCTACTTCCGTTATTATTGTTAGCAACAACACCTGTCTACGCTAATATCAAACAGGAATTTGTAACCTCTGCACAGATTTCTATTGATTCTCCTTATGTAATTACAAATGCAGCTCCATCGAGCTACAGCATAAGTGGAAACAATATCACAACTTCTACAGGTACAGGAGATAATGTCGTAACTAATGGAATTGGTGGATTAAATCTAGGAAGTTTTGATAATTCTGGTGTACCTAACGTAGTTCATACAAATAAAACAGTAACAACGGCTGGATCTGCTTTCTCTCTCAGCGAAAGTTATCAAGCTGGAGATGGAACACAAACTGCAATCACTCCATCAAGCGGTATAGCAACTCTTCCTATTCTTGGGGGTCAGACCACAGTTATATCAGGTGGTACAGCAGGATCACTTGGATTAACTTCAGTTTCATCAGGAATCCATACCTGTACTGCTGGAGGGTCAGGTACTAGCTGTATTGGCTCTACTACTGTTCGTATTACGATTGACTAGACTTTGGTTATTAGTTTTATTATTATGTCCTATAAGAACACTTGCTGTTCCTGTAGTTCCACAATTTCGTTCGGGTAGTTCTCAAACCAGCTCGACCTCAGAATCAGTAATAAATGAAACTATTACAAGTCATCAGTATCGAACAGGGTACTCATATTCTGCGTCAGGACACAATATTGAATCATCGGATCTTAATGGATATATCAACCCTACAGCTACAACTCTTACAGAACAAACAGTTGGAGGGGTAAGTTTTAGTTGGACTTCACCAAATCTCGAAGCAGTTCCAAGATGGAAGGTCGTAACTCCAGGATCAGCCTTTTCTCTTCAAGAAACTTTAATAACTCCAGGATTAGACACAGTAACCACAATAACAAGAACAATAAACACAACAACCACCGTAGAAACTACAACTACCTTTGGGCAATAGCTTTATTTCTTTGTCCCGTCAAAACCCTTGCAAACACTACAGTGGCCTCGCCAAGTAGTAATGCTCAAGGGGTCGTTAACAATAATGCCACGATGATCACGCCTTCGAGTATGCCATCTTTTAGGATGAGTCAAGGTATTGTTTGTGCTTCTCCTAGTCTTACAATTACTCCATATGTAACCGATTCCCATACATTTTCATTACCTAGAGAAACTGTTACCAGACAAAATATATATGACGAGAATACTGGAGAAATATTATATGTACAAGAAACTCCTAGATTTGAGAAGGAAAATTTTAATTTAAATTATGGAATCTCTGCTCAAATAAACATTCCATTGGGAAAGTCTCCAGCCCTTTGTCATGAAGCAAGTGCAGTAAATATTGAAGCTCAAAAGTTATTGATAAAGAAAACTAAAATGGAAATCAGCCTCTATCGTTTGGAGATGTGTGCAAAACAGGCAAAATTAGGTGTTACCTTCAAACCCAATACTCCTAGTGCTATTACCTGTGAAGATATTGTTGTTAATATTCCACCAAATCAAGTTATCCCACATACTCACAAAATAAAATAAGCACCAGCCCTGGGCTCACTACCTACTCGTTGGAGTAGAGGCTATCAGGTAAGTGATGCTTAAAAGCATCAGTCTTAGGCTCACAGCCACCCTTTCGAGTGGAGGCTACTAAGTATGCAATGCTTGTATATCACATTAGCATCAATTTAGGCAGTAGACAAGCACGGGTATTAACTTGCCTACCTAGACACCCCATCCATTACCTTGTCGAATAGGGTTCTTTTATTTTACCTTATCTTTCTTCTTTGTAAGCCTTTTTACTATCTGTTTTACTAATGGTTTTACTGCGTTAAGAAGAAGTGGACTACTGGCAGCGACCAAGCCAATAACAGCAGTAGATACAATAGTAGAAACTTCTGGAATGTATTGATCTTTAAACGGAACACTTTCATAGAGAGTTATACATTCAATCCCATCTTCCCCTCTTTTATGGCCTGTGACACGCTCCAATCGTTTTTCGTTACGAAAGTCTCCTACTCTCTGATTGTTTTTGCCAGGGCAAGGCTCTAATTTAATATCCTTTTCTTTTGGTATTTCTGGTATCTCTGGAGTTGTTGTTTCTGGTAAAGGTGGAGGCTCGTTCGTAACAGGAACTTCTTCTGTAATGACAAGATTCTCAGGTGTATAGTCAAGAGGAATGAAACTAGGAAATGGTACATCACACGTTGTATATACTCCATTAGGATCATCTAATAATAAATTACGATTACCAGTATTTTTTATATCTCGATGTTGATAAGTACAACCAGGAACATCAATATCAGGTGGTTTTGCTATCTCAATGTAGTGCGGACTATAGATTTCTGGAACGTCTGGAATATATATCTCACGGATACTTATATCAGGTATTTCAATCGAAGGCATCTCTTTTCTTCAATACTTCTACTTCTGAAAAACATTTAGGACAAGATAAATTAGTCATAACTGAATACTCAGGATAAGTCGGCATAGACTCATCTATATCAATATCACCACCCCAAATCAGTTCAGTTTTACAATGCCAACAGTTCATATTTTAGATTCACTCATTGTCGGTGGTAATGGTAAAGATGGACCAGTAAGATCAGGTAATCCCTTTTCTAAGACTTTTGGCATCATTCCTTGAACACCTCCAAGAACTTTATTCATCATTTTTGTTTGGAACTGCTCTGATGTTACATATTTATATCCAAAGTACCCTCCACCTATAACTGAAGCTACCATTATGAATGAGAGAATACTCAAAATTTGACAAACACGATTTAGCATACAGAAAATGATTAAATTTGCAATTTTAAAAGCACTATCTTTTACAAGTGTGCTTGTATTACTGCTTATTGTAGCCCTATCCCCTCTCTACGTCACTATGGGATTAATGACAAGGCAGATGCAAGAAAAGGTTAATTAATCAGCAGCTTCGGCTGTGTTTCCTTCTGCTACCCACTCAAGGTACTCTTTATAGTCGGTGTTTTCTTCGTCAAATGGAATATGCAAACCATAATTTCCGTTCTGTTTTTTAACTGATACTATATCTCCTGATAAATTTTTATGTAATTTATAAATTGGATTAGTTGGATAAGCCATAATTAAAATTTAAAGTTCAGCGTTAAAAGCTATCAAAGCCGATGCGTTGTTAGTTTCAGCCCAACCACCGCTACCTTGAGTTAAACTAAGCGAATCATATAGATTTACTACAAAGGCTTGATCTGACCAATTTTGAGTTGCTGCATCATTACAGCCGTCAGAGACATTTCCACCATATATTCGATAGTAATCTGTACCAGTTGTTTTAACTAAAGTAGGTCTAGTTCTCATTTTAACAGGGAATTGTATTACTCCGAAAAAATTACTGGAATTATACATTCCTCCAGAGCATATTGCTGCTCTGTTATTACTCTGAGCATTACTTCCGTTTGCGTGTTCATAGTAATATCTCTGACATAAAGCAAGCTCCTGTGCAAATGACCTATGCTCAAAATCTGTTGCAACGCTGCCTACTTCTAATTGAACTCCTGTAATTTCAAATGTTGCATCATTTGTTGTGTACCAATTTGTAGCTTGATCTCTAGTTCTTTCACCACTATTCCAACTTGTCCAAGTATCGTGAGGAAGACTTGAACTACCTGTGTAATTAGTTCCGTAAAATGCAACAGGCCAAACTTGGAATCCTGCTCCATTATTGTTATCAATTTGTAAATTAGAATTTCCAGGAATTTTTTTTGTTATCTTTGTCCAAGTATTAGCAGTTAAAGTACCTAGACTAAATCTATACATATAATTTGAACCATCTGCTGTTTTTACAAATCCAAAATATTCTTGGCTTACACTAGCTTTTACATAATAAGATAAGGTTATATAACTTGAGCTTGAATTATAATTCCAGCCACTATTTCTAATATTTTGTGCTTCAATAGGCTGCATAAAATTAATTTGTGTTCCAGCTTGTAAACCACTTGTTTGGTTCCCATTTGTTATTCTTGCACAATTTGAAAATCCCTTCGCAAAAGGATTATCTCCAGAATCGCTTGAAACTACTTCAACTTGAGAGAATGTAGGAGCTTCATTAGTTGTAGAATATTCATGCTGCCAACGGTCAACATCTCCATAACCAGCAGTAGTAGATGACGTACCACGTTGAGCCACTTGCATAGCTCCGTTAATTATTAAATTACGATTACTTAGGTTATTAGTAATATTGGCAGTACACGTTCCATCAGTATTGTTGATGGTAAGTGCAGCCGTTGATGCTGCTACTCCTTTTATCGAATTTACTTTGAGTTCGCTCATTGCTTAACCTCCGTTAGTGTCATAAGTCGAGGTTGATCTGCATAATCTGAATTTAAAGTACCGCCTTGTACTACTCTTACCCTTACTTGTATCACTATAGAAGTTGTATAGCCAGCATCTCCAAACATTCTAATTTGATTATTTTGATATGCGTCAGTAGGAGCATAATAATGAGTAGACACTCCAGCCGTCAT